TATGCATTTACTTGTTTGGTTTAGAGGCGTTCCCGATTCTTGGAAGGTATGCCCTAACGCTTCTGTGCGTGACCCTCGGTCTAGGGTTCTTCGTGAGTGCTTGCCGCTTCGGACCTTCTGGCCGCATAGTTTGGCGGGGTTATCTCCCGCCCTTTATTTTCGTTATCATGGCGATATTTGGTCTGTTTTGGGCCATTGTGTCCCTGTAGATCGTAAGCGGCGTGAGCCGTTGCGTATTGGTGATGCCCGTACAAGTGGGTTGTATGTGGCGAAGTATATGGAGAAAGGTGATCGCAAATGGTTGCATCGAGTGAAGGCGACAAGGGACCTGGGAAAGAGGCGCTTAGTGTCTCTGCTTCACGGTCTGTCGATGAGGCATCTCGAACCTCTGACGTGGCGTCCAAGGAGTTATCAGTTGAGCGTTTTAGTGAGTCAGATCCACAACGTTCCGCAAGGATTGCTGAGGTCGATGGCGAAGCAAGTTCTTTTTTGTCGGGCTTGGGCTACCGGATGCTCCGTCCCGAGGACATGGACACAGGAGAGTGGCGGCGTTTACAGCGCTATGGCGCAGAGCGTGAGGGATGGAATGAGACCACATCGAATGTCTTTAAAGGAATTTTACGATTGGGTCTCAGGACTCCTCCCCGTTCCAAGCGGGTATTGTGAGAAGGCTATAGGTCGTTCTCATCTTCAGCTTTCTATTGATTTTCCCCCTGGCGGTTCCCGCCCTATTTCTAAGTTAGGTGCTAATAATGTCTAATATTCACGCAGCGTTCCGTGCTGGTGCTGCTGCTCTTGCTCGTGGCGATGCTTACGGCGAGTTGCATCGTTCCTATGGTTTGATTCAAGATGATTGGCGTTTGTTGACGCAAGAGGAACATTGGAATCCTGACGAGGCGCGGCGGATTCGTTCGATTCTCGCTTCTGTTATTGAGGTTTCCCTTACTATTGCTGGTATGCCTGCCGTGCCTTTGCCTGGGCAGTATGCAGCTGCTGTTATTGCGCTTGTTGTTGCTCCGGCTAACCGGATCGTTGCTGCGGTTAAGGTTCCTGATACTTTTGATGCTGTTGCTGCGTCTGGTTTGCATCAGGAATTTGAGATTAAGCGCATGGCCCCTGAGCAGATGATTGCGCTTGTTGTTGCCTATTCGGGCGGTCTTGGTGGCGAGCCGCCGCTTGAGCGTCTTCCTGTTGAGGTTTCTGAGATGATGAAGAAGGAGAGTGCGAAATGATGTATGACCGTGGAGGCCAGACTTTGAAGACTGGCAAGATTGGCCGTGTTAACTGTATCCGGCAACAGATGTGCTTGCCTGGTGAGACGATTGATATTTCTATGAAGGGTTCTGTGAAGCTTGAGTCTTTGCGTGAGCGTGACAGTTTGCGTATTAACGCGCATTTGGCGGTGTTTTCTACGCCTATTCGCTGGCTCTGGGATGGTTGGCCTCAGTACCTTAAGGAAGGCCCCGCTGGCGCGACTGCCCCTCCTACTTCTTCTGCGTCTAATTTTTATTCTTTTGGTGTTGGTTCTTGGGGTCTTAACTCTGACCTTCCCGACTTTTGGGCCGATGCTTGTTTCCGTGTTTACAATGAGTGGTACAAGTGGCCGGAAGATGCTGATATTTCGTCGTGGGGCGTGGACGGTCCCAAGGCTGTTCCTTTGCAGCACGTGTGGAATCGTGCGCGTTATGACGCTTCGCCAGGTGATGCCGCTGATTATACCCTTGCTTCTGCGACTGATTTTGATGTGCGTGATTTGGCGGCTTTGCAGTCTCGTTTTAAGTCCTCCATGGAGCGCGATGTTCTTTCTTATAATCGCTATATGGAGTTGGTCCGCGAGATGTATGGTGCGGACGGTTCCCGTGAGGTTGATAAGGTTCCTCGGATGGTTGATCAGATCGAGATCGGTGTTCGTCCGCGTGAGATGCCCGCTACTGACGGTGCCTCTTTTGGCCAGTGGCAGTCGATTTTTGACTTTGATATTGATCATCAGCTCAAGAATGTTGTTTGTCCTGAGCATTGCGTTTTAACCTATATGCTTACGATTCGTTTCGCCCCTGTTATTGAGGGCAAGGCTCCTCTGTCTATTCTTCAGCCTTCTTGGGCTGAGCAGGTTGGGGATCCTGAGATGCTGTCGTCGATGATGCCCCAGCCTCTTGAGTTGGGTCAGGTCGTTATGGGTAATTCTACGACTCAGCTGGGTTATGTTCCTGCCGGCTGGCAGTGGCGTTCTGGTCACGATGTTATTGGTGAGCGTATCGATGTTCGTGACTCTTTTCCTTATATGGAAGAGCCTACTTCTGCCGCTAATGCCAAGGATGCGACTCGGATCAAGCCTGCGTTTCGTTCGCAGTCTCTTGGTGATTATGTTGTTGATGTGTATGTTTCGGAGCGGTCTAGGTCTCCTATTGATGGTTCTTTGGAATCCTATTTTTCTGGTATGGGTGGTTCAGGCTCTAAGGCTGAATTCCCTAAGCAAGGTAAGATGTTATGACTAATATTGTAAATTTTGAGCGTGATATGTTTTTTACTTCTCGTATCGGGCTTGTCTCTGCTGTTGGTACTACCTTTTCGACTTCTTCGGCTTTGAGTGCTGCTAATGATGGTATTGTTGGCCAGCGTTTTAGTTCTTTTCAGGGTTCGTTGACGACCACTGTTGGCACTGGTGCTAGTGCTTTTGCGGTTGGTTGTCTTATTTTGGCCGCCCCGGATGGTGATGCCGTTCCTTATCGGTTTAAGGGTTCTTGTAATTCGAGCGGTGCTGTGTCCTGGTGTTATGGTTATCGGTCTTCCGGTAACTCTGTTAAGTTTGCCGCTTGTGTTGGTTTTGGTTCGCAGTGTGACGAGTTGGTTTATATCCCTCCTTTGGATTCGGGTGATGCCGACTATGGTAATCCTGTTTGTTTCTTTCTTGCTGTGCTTCGTCCCGTTGCTGAGTTTGTTGTTTATGGTGGTTCTGCCCAGCGGCTGATTTCTAAGCCTCCTCAGTTTGCCACTGCGGTGTCGTGATGGGTTTTTTTGCTCCTCTTGCTGCTGGTCTTGGTTCTCTTTTTACCAAGTCCGCGGTTGCTACTGGTGCTAAGAGTCTTTTAGGTTCTGTAGCTGGTGGTTTGGTTAATCGTGCTTTCGATAACCGTAAGCAGTCTGATAGTTACGATTTTCTGGCTGGTAAGGGCCTGACTCCGCAAGAGATTGCGGGGTCTGGCGCTGCTGGCCAGGGTTCAACTGGCGTTGGTAATGTGCTTGGTAATCAAGCGGCTGAGTTGACCCGGATCCAGCGTCAGCAGGCTTATGATGAGAAGCAGCGCAATCTCGATCGCGCTGTTGCTCTTCGTTCTCAGGATACTTCTTTGCAGGCGGCTCGTACGTCTGCTGGTGCTCAGATGTACGGGGCCGACGTGAACGCTCGCACTGCTGCGGGTCGTTTGTCTCTGGATCGTGATACGTTTGATAATGTGACGTTGCCTGACGCTTTGCGTCGGTCTGTTACTGAGTCTCCTTCTTGGAAACGTTCGCAGATTTTGGCTTCCATGGGTGTTGACAATATTTTGGCTACTGAGGTTGCCAATAGTTTTGGCGTCAATCCTATGGATTCTTCTGCTGTTCGTTCTATGTCTCCTGACCAGTTCATGGAGATGGTTAAGATGATTAAGGGCATGCAGTCTAATGTCTTTACTGAGGGCGCTGGTGCTGCTATGACCCTTGGTTCCGGCATGTCTGGTCTTGCTTCTGGCGTTCGTTCTCTGGGCGGTCGCTAGTTTCGAGTTTTAACGAGTTTGGCCGCGCTGTGTCCCCAGCGCGGCCTTTTTTTATAGTAGGAAGCTAAGCGTTACTGCTTCGTTTCCTGTTATTTCTGTTATTTTCTTTATTTTTCTGTACAGTTTTTGTTGTTGTTCTGGTTCTTCTACGTGTTGTTGTATTGCGTTTAGCATTAGTATTTGTCTTGCTGTTGTTTTTTCTTCTGCTGTGTGTTTCATGTGTTTTCTCCTTTTGTGAGTTTATTATATTTTCTTTTTGCTTGTTTACAAGCGTTAT